TAGAATTTGTAGGTTAAGAAATATTAGTAGATATCCTATCATATTACAATATAATAACTCAGGAACAGGTAGATTCATTTTTAGGGGACTAACTGATTATGTGCTCAGACCAAATAAAACAATGATGTTTACATGTATTAATGATGAATGGGTTGAATTTGGGGATATTAAATATTACGGATTTGATTATATAGATACCTTTAAAATTACGGTATCTGACCAGACAACAACTACTAGTAACGCATCAATAAACACAATATTACCAAAAAAATCAAGTAATTTTGTTTTTTCGGCAAATACAACACAACTCTCAAATTATATTTTTTATTGGGATGTTAGTTTTAAATTATACACTAAAAATTTTCACGCCCCGTCAACAGGAACTAATTTAAAATTTTATACAGTAGGACAGTTTAATAAAAAAACAATATTAAATAATTCAGGTTCAACCATTCTAATGGAAAGTAGATTAGGACAACCAAGTCAGGGTTCGGCTGTCAACTCAAATTTAAATATGCCGGTTGTGGTTAATGGATTTACAAATTTTGATTTAAGTTATGGGTATCAATCAGCAACATCAAATTACACTTCACACCCTAACTTTAATGGGGGCTTATTTTTTGTTGGGGTATTTGGAAATAATTATTCTGCAATAACTCAGTACAATAATGGAACTAGTAATATTATAGACACTGGAATTAATTATCTAAATCCATTATCATTAGGTGTATGCGTGTTAACAAAATCAAATGTTAATAATGGCGAAGTTATATACTATATAAAAAATAATGCAACTAATGATTATACTATTTTTAATAAAATTATATTAGATAGTGAAATTTTAAATTCATTTCCAAACCTATCAATTTTCTCTAATAATATAAATACCATCCCATATACGTGTACATTAGGTAATGGTAGTTACATTGCTTTAAGATTTGTAAAAATGTCAAAAGATTAAATGACATTTGACAAATATATTTTAGTTTCATAGATTTAAATTTGAAAGGTAAATTCCATATTTTATGGAAGCCAATACACCAATTTAAATTTATTATGATATCTAACGAAGAAATTGAAAATTTCCTACAAGGAAATGACGATGAAAAATACATCATCGGAGTAGAATACGATTATGTCAAAGATTGTGTTTGGAAAATAATAGAACACCCACTTCATGGAAAACAAATTAAGAAAGATACTTTTATCCCATTTGCATGGGTTGGTGACTTACGTGGGTTAAACTTCTATCAATCATCAAAAGCATTACAGAAAGAAGCGATGACAAAACATAAGATTGTCATTGAAAAATTACGTACAGACGGAAATGAAAGATTGGAGAAAGGTTTGACATTTATGGTTAAATCCCTAAATGGTTATCGTTCTTTAATACAATTCTTTAGAGATGGTGGTGTTGACCCATGGGGTGAAAGAACTAAAGGATTAATCCTTATCCTACCTCCTGTTGAACAATTTTTGGTTACAAAAGAAAAACGACTATTTAAAGGATTTGATGATTACAATAGTATCACAAGGTTTGTATTTGACTTGGAGACGACCGCATTAGAACCAAAGGATGGTCGTATCTTTATGATAGGGATAAAAACCAATAAAGGTTTTAGTCAGGTAATTGAGTGTTCAACTGAAGAACAAGAAAGAGACGGTATTATCAAATTTTTTAATACTATAGATGAACTTAAACCAAGTATCATTGCATCTTACAACGGATTTAACTTTGACTGGTTTTGGATATTTGAAAGGGCAAAATCATTAGGATTAGACATTAAGAAAGTGGCTAAAACTCTTAATCCAATTAACCCAATCAAACAATCTGAAAGTATGTTAAAACTTGCAAACGAGGTTGAGAGATTTAATCAGACATCTATGTGGGGGTATAATGTTGTGGACACATTACACGCAGTTAGAAGAGCCCAAGCAATTAATTCGTCTATCAAGTCTGCGGGTTTGAAGTATATTACCCAATATATTAAGGCAGAAGCCGCTGACCGTGTTTATATTGACCACACAGATATTGGTCCGTTTTATGCGAAAAAAGAAGAGTATTGGTTAAATATCCAAAACGGAAAATATAAGAAAGTGGGAGTTGACCCCACAATTGACGAAGCGTGTTCTAAACATTCAAATGTTTATATTAAAACAACGGGTGATAATTTGGTTGAACGATATCTTGACGATGACTTGGAGGAAACTCTAACAGTTGATGAAGAATTCAATCAGGGGTCATTTCTACTTGCATCTTTGGTCCCAACAACATATGAAAGGGTTTCTACTATGGGAACTGCAACATTATGGGAAATCCAAATGAGAGCTTGGTCATACAAACATATGTTAGCAATTCCTAAAAAGAATGAAAAGACAGAATTTGTGGGAGGGTTATCCCGACTACTTAAAGTAGGATATTCAACAGACGTATTGAAACTTGACTTCTCGTCACTTTATCCTTCAATACAACTTGTTCATGATGTATTCCCAACTTGTGATATTACAGGAGCGATGAAGGGAATGTTAAATTACTTCCGTAATACACGTATCAAGTATAAAAACTTGGCAAAGGAATATGCAGATATTGATAAGAAACAATCAACATCTTACGATAGAAAACAATTACCGATTAAAATTTTCATCAACTCGATGTTCGGGGCACTATCAGCTCCACAGGTATATCACTGGGGTGATATGTATATGGGTGAACAGATTACTTGTACAGGTCGACAATATTTACGTCAGATGTTAAGATTTTTTATGAAACGAGGTTATACAGCATTAGTATGTGATACGGATGGTATGAACTTCTCATTACCTGAAGGTGGCGTGGATGATAGAACTTATATCGGTAAGGGTAAAAATTGGTTAGTTAAGGAAGGTAAGGAATACAAAGGATTTGATGCGGATGTTGCCGAGTTTAATGATATGTTTATGAAAGGTGCAATGGGTCTTGATTGTGATGGGACTTGGAAGTCCTGTATGAATATTGCTCGTAAGAACTACGCAACAATGGAACATAATGGTAAGATTAAACTAACAGGTAATTCTATTAAGAGTAAAAAACTACCCCTGTATATTGAAGACTTCTTGGATAAAGGGATTAAGATGCTACTCGAAGGTAATGGACAAGATTTTGTTGAATGGTATTACGAATACTTGGAAGTAATCTTTAACCAACAGATTCCGTTAATGAAAATTGCCCAAAGAGCAAAGGTTAAATTATCAATTGACGATTATAACAAACGTTCAAAAGAAAAAACCAAAGCGGGTAATGAAATGTCTCGTATGGCACATATGGAATTAGCAATTAGAGATGGAATTGCAGTTAGTTTAGGGGATGTAATATTCTATGTAAATAATGGTCTTAAAGCATCACACGGGGATGTTCAGAAAGTTAACGATAAAATGAGTAAGAAAGATAAGGACGCTTACATTGCTCTACACGGAAAACCTCCTGTTTTAGGTTCAACTATCCAACTTAATTGTTACCGTCTTAACCCATCTGAATTAGAATCAAATCCTAATATGACAGGTGAATATAACATAGCCAGAGCTATTGTGACTTTTAATAAAAGAATTGAACCGTTGTTAATTGTATTTGGTGAAGAAGTTAGAAATAATCTAATTGTTAGTGACCCTAAAGACAGAGGTTTGTTTACCAAACAACAATGTAAATTAATCAATGGTATACCGTTTGAAAATGGTGACCAAGATAGTATTGAGGATTTGTTAACTATTACAGAACAAGAAAAAGTATATTGGGGTAAACGAGGAATCGACCCTGAATACATTTACGAATTAGCTGAAGAAGGATGGGAGGATATGGTATAAATCTATGACAGTTTTAATCCGTCAGAAGATAATATATACCAATTCGTGAACGCGAATAAAAATTCAACACATGCACCTTTACCTAAATTTAATTCATTGAACTCTTCGTCGATTAATCCTTCTTTTGTCACTATTTTAGTTTCACCTAAAGATTTAATTACGACATGATTGTTTTTTGAACTATCTAAAATAATTTTTGTTGAGTTTTTAGTTATGACAACAGATTCACCATTAATTGTGTATTCTTCAGAATCAGTGATTACCACATCTGAACTTTTTATTGTTTTTTCAATTATTGGTGAATAAAGATTGGCCATAATTATATAACGTAAATATTTCTTTGGAAAGCTCTTGTTTTCATTTGTTTTTGAAGATTTTCAGCCATTAGAGCCTCTCTTTCCAATATTTTTTCAGGTCTTAATCTTGTCAGCTTACCTTCAGCCCCTGTTAGTTCTTCAACTAATTTTAACTTTTCATCTTTACCTTCAGTACTTAAAGTTTGCCATTCTAATGTTAATTCAGAATCAGGAGTTTTCAAACTACCACTGTACTTACCTCTAACTTTAGATAATGTTTCTTTAACTGACGCAATAAAATATTTTCTAACCCAGTTTTGAGCGGGTGAATTTAAGTCTACCCAAGAAAGTGTTTCTAAAGGTACATCAGATGGTAATTTTATAATATCGGGGTTCGCTTTTAAACAACTCGCTCTATCTTTTCCTTCGGTATCATAATACCAATACCAAACTTTACCATTCATTAAATCTGCATTTCCAAAATCAAATTTACCTCCAGGTGTTTGCATAAGATGAATTGCCTTTTTACCATCAGGTAATGCAGTAATCCTGTAAGTTTTATCTCCGGCAATTATCCTTCTTTGTATGTTAATTTCTTGCATTCTTAACATCATATCAAATGCTGGCATCATGAAGTATGAACCTGAATATCCCATTTGAGAATATCCCGCAGGACCACCAAAACCTCCGCCCCCTAATCCCCCAAAACTCCAAGGGTCGAATAAAATGTTATTTTGAGATGGAGGTGTAAACCACAATAATTCATTAACTTCTCTATTTGCTGGAATCTCATAAATTTGTCTGTGCCTTTCAAGTTGGATATAGTCTTTTTTTAAAACCCAATCTCCTCCAGCTTGTAGACCGACTATTTTAGAATATGCATGAGTATATCTGTCCTCATAATCAAAACTTCTAGTTACAAATGCTCTTGCCAATGAACTAGTATCCATGTTAAGATTATATAAAGATGTCCATTGAGAATCGATTAACCAATCGTGAACAAACTGAGAATAGTCACTAATTGAAAACTCCAATAGAGTATCCATCTGTTCGTCTTCAATTTCTATCGAACGAAGAGGTGCTCCTAAAATGTGTCTTACTTTAGTGTATAGTTGACTTCTATATGGTTCTTCAATTATTGTCATATTATATAAATATTACTCAGTTTTTTTAGTGTACGTTGTGTACAGTTCATCAACAAATTTCCAATTAATTGCGTCCCAAAAGTTTTCAATATAACTGTCTTTTTTGTTTTGATATTTTAAATAAAATGCGTGTTCCCACAAGTCTAATCCAAGTATAGGGTATCCACCTTTATCGTATATATTCATTAATGGGTTTTCTTGGTTTTGGGTTGACATAACTTTCAGTCTACCACTTTTAGTAACCACTAACCAAACCCAACCTGAACCAAATCTATTTTTAGCGACTTTTTCAAATCTTTTTTTAAATTCTGCGTAAGTACCAAAATATTTTTTAATTTCTTTGAGAACTATTCCGTATGGTTTTTGTGGTGTTGGAGATAACATCTTCCAAAATAGAGCGTGGTTAAATGCTCCACCCGCATTATTTTTTATAGTTGTATTATATTTTGATATTTGTTTGACAATCTCAATTAGTTCAACATCTCCATAATCTTTTTTTCTTAACGCTGAATTTAATTTTTTAACATACCCCTTATAATGTTTTTGATAATGAAACTTCATAGTTTCAGGGTCAATAAATCTTCTTATAGATGAATAAGAATATGGTAATTTATCAATACCAATAGTTCTCATTTCATTAATGAAAAATTTAGGACCAAATTCAGGATTACCTAAGTTGATTTTTTTCTCTAAAGATTCAGTTATTATGTTGAGATATTTCATCAACAATAAATACTTACTTATTGTTAATTTCGTTTAATATCTGTTCGACAATATCCCCTGTATTTTCAGAATCTCCCATTACAGTTTCAATTATTTGTTTTTTCTTTGTTAAGATATCGTAAATAACACCTTCAATTGTGTTATCAAACAATGGGTAGAATATTGATACATTATTTTTTTGACCGTATCTATAGGCCCTATCTTCGGCCTGTGAATGGTCTGAGGGTACAAAAGATAAGTCATTCATAATAACGGCTTCTGCCTCAGTCAAAGTTAATCCAACACCCGCAGCTTTAATATTACCACAGAAAACTCTGATTTTATCGTTTGTTTGGAATTTGTCTACAGCGTCTTGTCTTGCGGGTTTAGAAGTTGAACCATCTAAATAAACAGAAGATTTACCAAAATGTTCATGAATCTTTTTAATCGGTTCTGTAAAATTACTAAAAATAATTACTTTTTTACCTTGTTCAATAATGTTTTCAGCAATTTCAATAGTGTGTTCTATTTTTTCTTCAGCAATTACTTGTCTGACTTTAGTTAGTTTTGAAAATTGAATTGTTAAAGATTTTGATTCTTCAATTCTATTATTGTACCAATCATAGTATTCTCCCATTAATCCCTCATATAATCGAGACTTCAATCTCAAATAAACAGGTGTTATTATTTTATCAGGTAAATCTAATACTTCAGTTTTT